ATCTGCTGGAGAAATACTTACATCAGCATTATTTACAAAAGAATAGTTTGTTCCGTCAACCGTAGTTGTGAATTTTGTTCCTCTTGACATTGTAAGAGAAGCACCGCTAGCATTGTTTACAACAACATCAATTGTTGCTTGTGAAGCACTAGCACTTCTTGGAGTATAGCCAACTTGTTTTGCTAATGATACTACACTTGATCTTTGATCAGCACTATCAAGATACATTTCATTTGCCATCATATTGGCATTGTAACCAAGATAGTGTGTGTTGTAAGCAAGAACATCTAGTAAAACATTCATACCAGCACCTTGAAAATCATAATCAGTAAACTCATCCTGTTGTGATAGGAATGTTTTTAGATTATCTTTGATACCGTCAAAGTCTAATTGTGATATGTCTAATTTTGTTGCCATATTATCTTAATCTTTCTAAAAATGTTTCTACTTGAACTGGTTGAGGGTGATTAACTACATAAAAAGATATTGAAATTGAGTATCCATTTTTTTCTAAGTTAGGCATATTTTTAACCTGTGTTAATCTACATCTTGGTTCGTAATTTTTAATTAATAACTCTATTTGTTTTCCAATATAATGCGTTAGTTGAGGAGTTATGTTTTCAAATAACATTGCTCTTAAATTAGACCCAATCTCTGGGTGAAAAGGCTTTTCATAATGATTCAAGTTAATTAAGTTTCGTACACTTCTCTTTACTGCTTCAATATCTGATATTTTTTGAATATCTTTTGTAGCAGTATTTTGTGCAAAGTCTAAATTCAAATCTTTATAGATTCTTGCACTTCTTTTACTTTTGTTTGTTAGTGAACCAGCGTCATAACTTGCCATATTTATCTCCTACTACTATTTATACCGATATTACCCACCAGCAAAAACAGTACCACTACCTGATGTCATTGCACCTAAGTCTGTACTATCTCCTATACGAGCCATTGCTAAACCAACCGCAAATACTGTTGCACTACCTACATTGACATTAGCAACGTGTGCTGGGCAAGCAGGCGCCGGTGGGTTTGTATGAGAAACGGTTTTATCTGTTATTCTTGCAATAAGAATTGAATTTGCAAAGACAGTTGACTGTCCTGGCGTGGCTAAAGTTGTAATTGCTGTACAAACGTGTCCTGTACTTAAACTATCTCCTTTTCGACTTACTGCTGGCATTTTTTTTTGATTTCCTTAAATAATATGTTCTACCTTTTATCTTGTAGATTTTTTTTGGTTTAAATTTTGATTTTTCAGGTTCATATGATTGAATAACCCAATCAACTATCTTTTTAAGATATTTCATTGAAGCGTCCTCCTATATTATTCTTACTTTTTCTTTTTATTCTTTTTTTTCTTTAATGGCGGCTTAGTTGCTTTAAATTCATTGTAAGCACCTTTTGTTTTCACCATACCTTCTGGTGTAGGCACTTTATCTTCATTAATTAGTCTTTGTCGATTGATTAAATGTTTTGCTTGAACTTCATCTTTGTTTCCACCTTGATAAGCAACAGCGTGTCCTTCTTTTTGTAAGACATCACTAACATTTTTACCATCTAGTGTTCTAAAGTCACCAAGAATACGACCAAACTTACCTTTCATGTTCTCTCCACCCTTTGTTACTTGCGATAACAAGATAGCTTCGCCTCCCAGTAAAGAATTTAATCTATCTTTAGCTGCCATACCAAATACCTTTTCTACTTTATCAGATGTTCTGGATTCTGGAGTGTCAATACCATTAAGTCTAACTCTTTCATCTCTAAGCCAGATACCGAAACCTAAATCTAAGTCAACATCAACGGTATCACCGTCAATAATTTTTACAATTTTACATTTATACTCGTACATAATTTTTTCCTTTAAATAACTAATAATTTTATAATAACTATTTATAAGTGCTTGACTAAAACTTGTAAAAATGATATAATTGACTTATGACTTTTAATGGAGACGGAGGAAGTCATGGCGCACGGCCTGATTTCTAGGATCAGGCCGCAAAGAGCCTGAATGTTCTTATTTTGTTCTTTATACTGTTGTATTTTTACAACATTTTCATATTTACTTTATTTTAATCCATTATTATCTTGCAATTCACTGGTTTTTAGTGTATTATAGTTGTATATTATGAAAAAAACAAGTAAAAATAATAATTCTATCAAGTGCGACACTTTGTGCTATATACAAACGCCAAAAACTATGATAGAATATACTTATATTATGAAAAACAAAACAAAGGAGAATACATTATGGGAAAAGTAAAACAATGGGCTGAAGACGTTGCCGAAAAAGAAGTTGAATTGATTTTATCTAAAGTAAAAAACAATGAAATCACTAAATCAGACGCAAAAGTTAAAATTTTAAACACTGCCAACAAAAGTATGTTAGGAATCGATTCAGAAAATGTTGATGAAGTTATGGAAGATATATTAAATCGTAAAGTTGCAGTTAAAGAAAAGGCAGATGAAGGTAACTTCGCTGAAGGTAGATAATGAATAAATTTATATCAAATTTTTTCGCTCTTCTATCTATACTATTACTTATTCTTGCTACTGGTGCTGTTGAAGCAGATAATTTTATGATTGGATTTGCACTTTTTATCACGGCTCTTGCTACAATGTTTATAACTATGTCAACTCAAGGAGATTCGTATGAAAAAAATTAAAAAGAAAAAAAGTAAAGTTAAATTACAATTGCATGGATACTATATGGACGGCAAACAGGCATGGAATATCTATAAAACACCATCAGGCATGACCGTAATGAAGAAGGCAAATGAGAAAAGAAACTAAAATAATTAAAAACGTTAAACCAACATTAGGTTTAAAAAAAACACAAGAGTATAAGAAAAAACTAAAACTAAAAAGAAAAGGAAAAAGATAATGGGAACGATTACAGATATGATAGTTAACAAAGACGATTTAGGTAAGAAGATGTATAGACAGAAAACTACCTACAACGTAATTGTAGAACAAGATGTTCTTGCTAACAATCAAGATGAAGCACAAGAAAAGTTTTTAGAAGGTGGCGGTATCGATCACGATACTATCAGAACAAATCTTACAAATGAGAATGACGGTGTAGAAACATATTACATTGAAGCAAAGAATGCTGTAATTGAAAAATGTGAAATGATGGGTAAGGTTGTATATTCAGATGATGAGTTTGCTAAAGAGAATGGCGATGTTGAAATAGACTTTGATGCTAAAGAAACCTTTTCGTCACCATACATAGATGGAGAGGGTATATAATGTCAAGAGGAGATACAAGTTTAGCTGCAGCGATATTAACACAAGCAGTTGAAGACGCTAAATACACAGGACTTAATAAGAAATATCTTAAACATAAAATTCAAGCAATGAATTGGATTATCAATAATGATCCTATGTTTGATTTTTATTGTAAATTAGTAAATTTAGAACCTAGTTATATTATAAACAAAACTAAACTATATTCAAAAATTACATACAAACAAAAGGTCTTATTAAAACCAATTGTTAATGACTTATTAAAAAGTAAAAGTTATAATAACCCAAGTTCAGAAACTAGAATGGAAATGTATGCTTAAAGATGATGAGATTGCTTTAGATGAAGCCTTTGATGATTTGTTTAGATACACACTTATTATGGGCATTAAGTTTAATTGGCAAATAATTGCTTCTAGTTTAATAACAATCGGATTAAGATTATACAAAACAGTATTAGATGAAAAAGATTATAAAGAAATGATAGAAGTTATAAGAAAAAGTTTTAAAGATGTTCACCCATTTGAAGAAATTAAAAAACCTAAAGAAACAACAGTACACTAATGGATATAATAGTTCCCTATAAAATAAAGTACACTAACAGAAAGAAAAAAATGAAGAACCCATACGATACACAAGTAGGTGGTAGTCACTATAAAGATATGGCGATACAACCATCTGAATTTATAAACAAGAATAAGATACTATTTGCCGAAGGCAATGCAATTAAGTATATTTGTAGGCATAGTAGTAAAGGCGAGAAACAAGACCTAGAGAAAGCTAAACATTACATTGATATGATTATTGAAAGAGATTATGCTAAATAGAATTATGATGGTATTATTCATACTACTTGTAAGTTGTAGTAGTATAAACAGAAAACTAGAAACACACCCTACCAATAACTCTAATTCTTTTGAAAATTTAAATAAGTTCTGGAAAGCATTAAAACCATTAAGACTAGCAAACGGAATTGTTGATATAAATTAATACGTTATACTTTACTATTGTTTTATATACTCCGTCGCTAGCTTAGCATGGTTTCTGAAGGACGCACACACATACTTATAATAGTACCGATCCTCACTTACTTGATTATTATTAACACTGTTCTTTTGTGGCTGACATACCAGATGTTTTATCATACAACCATATGTATGAATAAGATATATTAGTATCGTCTTCTATGCATTTTTTTCCTAGACTTAATCTAGGATTTTTAATACTACTAGTACATCCTATTAATATCATAGAAAATAAAATTATCAATATTGTTTTCATTTAGTTCTCCTTTCCTAATTTTTTAGGGGTTAAGCGTATTGGTTTTAATCCAGTTTCTCTATTCAAAAACTTATAATCAACTTTAACTATATCAAAGTCTTCTTTAAGTTTTTCTGCTATCTTATATGGACTAAAGTCAGCACAACTATAAACATCTAGTTGCATTAAAGCAGGTTTAGGTTCATCCCAAACGTGTATAGCAATGTGTGATGTTTCAATGACAGCAATGCCTGTGATGCCTCGATTGCCCGGCATATCACAATAAGCAACATAAGGTCCCATCATCAATTTCATATCAATGAACCGAATAAAATCTTGCATCCATTGTGACAGTACAACGATATCTGTAGGCGGTTGATTTACTTCAGCACGAACAATTAAATGTTTGTGTATAAGTAAACTATTTTTCATCTGTTTTAAGTCCGTAGAAAAATTCTGTATCATCACCAAAGGTTTCTTTTGCTTTATCTTCTACTGAGTATTCAATAGACGAGACCTTAAAATCAGGAAACTTTAATTCTTTGGGTGTATATGATTTATCTAAAATTAATGTTCTATTATTTGGTTGAGCAGCAAAGTACCCATTATTCAATTTTAGAATGTTAAATGATTTGTGTTGTGTTGGCACTTCACTAAAGGTTGTATTCAAACGATTTGAATCTGGATTACAACTATCAATCGTAAACATATAAGTTCCTTCGTGCCATACTTTACTTGGGGAGTAGTATTTAGCTCTTTGTCCTTTAAGTAATCTTTTCTCTATAACTGTAATATCATAACTAAAGCAATCCCATAACTCTAATTCTTCTAAAGATAAATCGCCTTCATAGTCCTTTTTCCAAACAAAAGCATTGAGAGGTAGTTTATCATATACAGCACCATATTCAGGTAGATAAGTTTCAAAGTATAAAGCACGTCCTTGTATGGACTTTACTGTTACCCAAACTCCTTCAACCAGTTCTCCGTGACCTTTCTCGTGGTCATAAAGAAATTCTTTTTTAACAAAGACCTCAATGTGTGGTATATTAGCACATAAAAACATTTTAAGTTCTTCTTTCGAATGTGAAAAGGTTTAATTATTAACTGGCGCATTGGCACGCCACTGATAGCAACTCCAATATCTTGCTGTTGTCTTATCTTTTGCAGTATCACAACTATGTCTTGCTCTAAATGATTTACGTCTTGCAGGGTCATCACGTTTAATTGATAGACCTGTTGTATCACCAAATGATACCTTTTTAATTTTATCACCATCTTTCACATAAACATAAAACTTCTTTGAACCGCCTCTTATAGGGTCGTTCAATTTCACCTTCTTACCTTGATATTCAGATTCAGTAATGGGTAGATCCTTATATACGGATTCACAGATGGCGTCAATGGCTTCAACTTGTTTTAATGTTTTCATATGAATATATTTATAACCTTCGCAGGAGCACGAAGTTTTTTTCCAAGGTTTTTTTTTGAAAAAGAATCCTTATTTTCGAAGGGTTTCTAAATCAATATTTAATTCTTCACAAAGGACTCTTAGATTATCGAGTTTGTGTTGCATCTCTTCCGCAGATACATTTACCCCTAATGTTCGAATGTCCTTTCGTATGGAGATTGCAATTCTCTCAATACCTTTTGTCTTCTCATATAACTGTGCTAAGTTGTGCATGAGAATCTATGGTGCTCCATAGTACCATATTATAAACAATGATATGCCAAATACAAGTACATATTGAAACCATCCTAATTCTTCTATAAACATACTCTTAGTATATCATAGTTCTATACGAATGTCAAGCATTATCCGATTGCACGTACAAGATGTAAATTGCGAATGCTCTCTTTTCTTCTTTCCGAAAGCATACGGTCTTTCAGTTGAAGCTTTTGTTTCTTTAGATTTGTAATGAGACTACGATTAAAGTAGTTCTTTGATTCGAGATTGTTAATTCTTTTCTCTAAGTATGTGTGTTTTTTCTTATATCTTTCGTAAGAGTTTGAATGTGTCATTTTTTTCTCCTATGTTAAGTTACATATCTATTTATGTATCCTGCCGACTTTATATGAGTGAAAAATACTCGTCCTTTTTTCACTAGACTTTTTCGGACGTATATGATAGCATATATCTATACACAATAACAAAAGGAAAAATATGAACTATGAAAAAGAATACGATACAATGAGTGAATCAGTAAAGAAACTGATTGATGATACTGAAACAAAGATGTCTAAGTTGATTAACGATTACAATGAGAAGATTGAATTATCAGATGAATATGAGAACTTCTCAGAAGACGAAGATGCTAATAATTTTCAACTTGTTGATACTGTTGATTTGTCTAGTAAGTTTTCTGAACTATCTGATTACTTAGAAGACTATACTTCGTAAAAAAATACACGAGAAAAAAAATCAATATAAACCTAACAGAAAGATAAAAAATATGATTACGATTAAAACATTAAATACAGTACAAAGAGAGTTAAATGAGAATAAAGAGTTTGTTCAATCTTCTGAGTATTGTGTAGTTGAACCAGGATTGTCAGGATTTTATCAAGATGAGATCATTAAACATAAACATCTATTGATCTATCTATCAAGAGAAAATCTGAACTCAGTAAACCTACTACCTCATTGTTGTATGTAGTTTAAAAATACTCAAAAAAAAAGTGAAGTAAAACACGGTCTATGTACTAACAGATCCCTTATGACTACTGAAACATATTAGGTCAGATTTCGAACGTATGG